TTCGTTATAAGATCTTCTTAGAGTATAGTTTAAATTGATCTAAATTTTTAAACACTCTGAACGAAATCATAAAATAAATTCTTATTTAGGGGACTATAAAGTCTCCAGAGTCAATAGCAACTCTTTAAGGGGCTTTGGAAAAACGACAACGAGGAACAGGTATCTGATACCCTAACTGCAAGTCATCTCCACCAGCTACAAGCCAGACTATCTTGGCGATTTCAGTACCTTTTGCAGTATTGGCTGGAACTGGTATTCTAAACAATAATGAACCATCATTATATACTGGAGCATATGAAATTGTTGGATACTTAGCAGGATTTCCAGATGCAACATTGTATGATTGAGGAACAGCTTTAACATTAGAATAATATGGTATTACAATATCGGCTGGTTGATTCTTTAAATCACTAAATAGATGTGACCCCGATGTTATCTCAGTAATCGAACCGGAATCAAAGAAAACATCTTGCGTATAAGTTGTAAATACACTACCATCCCAAGAGGATCGAATATCTCCCATATTAGCTGTTGCGGCTATAGCCCGATCACTAACGCCTGCAAAACGTACAGATCCTCTAGCATACCTAAATATTGTCATAACCTGAAATAGATAGTTATACCATATTGAATCATTCGCACCTCTATCCATCCATGCAAATGGTGTTAAGGTGCGCCCAGCGTTAGCGTATGATGCTGATGTAACAGGATCTACTATCGTAGAAACAGTAGTTCGCTCCATTGGTGATAACATATTGCACAATTCCTTTACGCTTGCAAATTCATAAGACTGTGTAGCACGACAGTTTTTATGTTTAAACCTCTTAGATCCTATTGATGGATAAACCAATTTTTCTAATCCATCACTTGACATCGAAGGAAACTGCATACTACGATAATTCAAAAGTGGATTTCCCGAAGTGAGTATATTCTGATCACCTTGAGCAACCAATTCTGAATCAGGTATATAATTCTTGTCCGTAGCATTCCAAACACCAATATCCGGATTGGACATTTTAACAAGTCCAAGGTCACGACCTACTGCTGACAACAGTGGAAATGACAACTGAAAGTCATCATCCATTCCAATCCAAACTTGCAAATAAACAGGCGTAGGAGTATCTGTACTACTTGACAATGTAGTTAATGCCGTTAAATAAACCGTACCAAAGTATTC